CATAGTTATTCCTTAGTAGCCATATTTATCGCCAACACCAATGGCTAAACTATATACGAAAGCATCTAGCAAGTCATCTGCTCTTTTGTAGGCATCTTTATCGCCAATTCTAAATCCAGTTACCTGAGTTAATAGGTGATTACGACTAGCATTTTTAAATGTCATAGTCTTATCAAAAGCATAATCGCTAATCTTCATCAATCCCTGGTGAAAATAACCTGATACAGAAATGGCTCTTTCATCCTTGCCTACTGAGGTTAACCCTGAGTCAATGGCATGAGTATTCCATCCTCTTGCTCTGCCTTGTTGAATCAAAATTGATCCAGCAGCAGCATCTTCAATAAATGTACCGACAACTCCCTGCCTTGCATTAGTCAATCTAGCGAGTTCTTCTAATCTGGAAAATACACTTGGCATCCAATTTTCTAGCATTGCGCCATCAATTTGCACAATATCCCAATCCAATAAAATCAGGTTATATGGATTTTGGGTATATCGGTCTACAGCAACATAGACAATGGCAGTACCATCATTTTCTTTACCGCCTTTGACCGCAGTATCAATGACTGCATAGACACCATCACATTTACTAGGGTAAACCACAGGTTTATTATCGACCAGCAGCTTATCTAGGCTAAAGAATGCTTCACCCGACCAATCCACGAATTCAGCCAGGTATTCTTGCTTAAATACCATTGGATGATTTTCTCTTTCCAGCTTTTCCAATTCTTCTTTAGGTAGGAATGGATTAGTAAAGGTTGGAGCATGGTATTCAGTAAAGCCATGTTCAGGCTGATTGCATATCTGCCAAAAGAAGTTGTCGCTATCGACCCCATTAGGTGTTGATGCTGTAATACAACTACCTTGATAATCGAGTAATGCTGGTTTAATAGCGGTTTGCCATACCTTAGACATATTGGGCTTGGTAAAGGCTGCTTCATCAATAAAGGCTTTATGGTATTTCCTAGATCGACCAGCCCTTTCATTTTCCAAAGTCCAGAAGTCTATGCGCCCACCAGTATGAGTTTGAATGATGCCATCAATCTTAGATGATGACTTAATCATGGGGGCTAATAGATCGGCTATTTCTCTAAAGGCTTCAGATTGGATTTTATAGTCAGGTGCGAACCATCCTATTTTCTCGCCCTGGGCTGCTCCAGCACAAGCAATATTCTGCATCATGGCAGTTTTGCCCCATCTCCTACCGCAGCGAATAGCAAAAAATCGAGTGGAAGCATCAAAGGCTTCTTGTTGTCCCTGGTGTAAAGGGGGTAATTCTATGGGTTCTCTACCTTGTTTTGACAGGGATGCCATTGACTGTCCAATTATTGTCTTGAGGATCAAAATCAATCTTATCGCCATATTTCTTAGGCGCAAGACGAGCCACAATCCATTTTCTTGTATCAACCCTAAGTCTGCTGCGGTTGATGTTTTCATGGTTTACTTTCCCAGTAGGATTGCCATCCTTGTCCAGCAGCATATCGCCTTCATCGCCATCGGCAATGTCCAACATTTCTTCAAAGTAGAAATCGGCTTGTGCTTCTCTCGCCTGTGTGTATTTGTCCGAAAATTCTTTGTTTTTAAAGAGCCATAGCATTACTGTACTTCTTGCTGGCATTCCTTCTTCTTTGCATATTTTGACCAATCCTTGTCCATTTGCTATCTTGGAGCAAATAAGATTGGCAAATTCTTCTGAGTAATCAGATGGTCTACCTACTGAGGTTTTTGTGTCTTTTCCCATAATTTCTAGTGTCAGGTAGGCATCTTTGTGGGATGTAGCGAATGCAAGGACAGTTGCACCCTACCTGACGATTGGAATATTAGCACAAGCTATTACAAAGTGTTAGTAGTAATACTTAGCTTGATGTTAATCATGTCCAAAAGCGAATCTTCCGATGGGTATACTTTTTCAAATGATTTTCTCCCCATTCCATGAATCCCTGCATTCCCTCTATGATGTTCTCTACACAAGGGGATAACAGGGGCTTGGTCTCTAGGTTTGGTTCTGCGGATGTGATGCAATTCTGCTGGTGTGCCTTCTCCATATCCGAGGTAATAACACAAAATGCAGCCGAATCTGGCAATTCTGTCATACATCCTTTTTTGCTCTTTACTTGCCATTTGTCAAGGGCAAAATACCCATGTATTCAGGATTAAAAGAATGAATCATTTCTCTTGTGCCTTTCTTAGTATTGCTAACTCAGCTTGCATTTCTGCCAACTTATCGCATGGTACTAATACTGAATTGATAGGTCTTTTATAGGAATGGGCATAAAGTGGTATTGAAGAATCCGCAGTTGAATCTTTATCCCAAGATAACCAGCCTTCATCCATGTGATTGTTAATCCATGCTACTGGTTCATCATCCCAGACTTTAGGTCTGACTATGCTAAATGTGCCATTTTGATTATCTTTAATCATATTTTCCCTTTCGTGGATTCTATAATACATCAATTCCTTGCTCTACTGCCCATGCCTGGATGTATTCGATCAACTCGATCATTTCAGGTACAGTTAAATCCGATGTCCTGCGAAAAACAATATCAACACCATGTCCATCAATCGCTGGTAACATTTCTACTGGTTCTCCCCTTGCTCTGAGCCAAGCTGCTGTTAGGAGTCTTTTCCATGTCTCTACTTCTTGTTTTTTTCCTACCCATTCTATTTTTTGAGCTATTTCTTGTATAAGCGCATGAAGTTTTGCATTTTGCTCTAAACTGCGATTCTTAGGCTTAATCGAAACTGCATAGCCATCAGGGGCTTCTAAAATAGCTTGAATAGCATTTTTTCTGGCAACATGATGTGCCAGAATAAAGTTGCTTCTCATCTGCTGCCCCAAATTTGCTTTTCAAGATGAGCAATGTATTCGCCCTGGTGTTGTATGTGTTGCAATAACTTATCATACATTGACCGCCAATACTGAGCATCTTGTAAGGCTGCGCTAAGTTTCGCTTCTAGTTCTTCTCTATCCATTGTCCTGGTTCTCCGCTATTACCTTTTTGAAATTGATCCTTAAAATCTGCTTCTAAAGTAAGCCATAACTGAATTACTCTTTCGCTTCTAATGAACTGCTGAAACTTCAAAAGACCCCATTTCCTACGATAAATCAGCATCTGCCTTACTGCACATTGATGTTTATGCTTCTGTAAGTTCACTTACACTAACCCTTAGAGGGTGATAGTAATAAGCCCAAACACTTTTACGACCTTTGCCAGAATGATTTGCAATTAATCGCCTAGTGACATATCGCTGCTTTCTCAAATGACACAAAGCCATTGATACTTCAGGTGCTTTTAAATTGGTTTTTTGTGCCAAAACCGCTAAAGTAAATGGCATATCTTCCGATAAAAAAACTGCCCTGACCTTGACCAGAGCATTTGAACTTTTCTTTTCCATCATGTTGTCCTGTGTAATAGTTCAAAAAATATTAGCACAATTCATCGCCACGCAAGTAAACAATTGCTTCCATATATTTTTCGTATCTTGCCCAATCAGCCAAAGATGGATTTGCCAATCTACTCATATCGCAGTTATCTCGCAAATCAGCCAATTTAACAATTCTAGCCAATGGGTTTTTATTGCATCGAACAATAAATGAATGGTATGACTCACCAGGTCTACGACTGACAGCATCTAAAACAGCCAAATCTTCAGAGCTAAATCCTTCAGCCAATAAATCGTCAGGGCTAATATCGCTATCTTCTAAAACATCATGCAATACCGCAGCAATCCTGGCTTCTGGTGATACAGACAACATTACTCTTAAAGGATGCAAAATATAAGGCTCACCTGCTTTGTCAACTTGACCAGCATGAGCACTAGCAGCTATGGCAATTGCACGATCTAAGCTGGCAGGGATAAATCCCACATCCAACTCAATTAATCCTGCAAATGGTATCGGTTCAATCACTTTATTACCTTTCGTATCCAACATAAGTATTATAAGCTAAAAACCATTAAACAGCAAGACTTCGATAGATAACTCCATCGCTTTCATATCTTTTTTCTTTGGCTTTTTGATATAGTTCAATGACTTTTTCTGGGTAAACAAGCGCAGGTTTTTCTCGATCATCAAAACAAAAAGCATAAACCAAGGGTGCTTTTTTGCTGCTAAACCATTCAATCATCAAAGGAAGAAGATCAAATTCTTGTTTTTTAAGGTTTGCTGTGCCTTTTACACACACTACAAAAGTTTCATTAGGGGTATTGACCACAAAATCAGGCAAATTTCTTAATAATGGATTGAGATTAAAGAAATTTTCCACATATCCAGCCCTCTCATCGAATCCTAGGCGATTTATTTTGTATCCCTTGGCATTGCAATAGGAAATGAATAACTCCTCTCCTAGGTTGGTTTTAATCCTTTCTAGGTAGGGTTTATCGTTGCCTTTCATTTGTCAAATCCTACATTTGTTCCTTTGTAGTTAATTTTGTCTAAATAATGATTGCCTACATCCATTGCTTTAGGCATAGGCATACCATCTTCATCAATTACAAAAGTGCGCTTATCAAGTTCTGCCATGATGTTTCTGCGAGTTTTGAGCAAGTTTTTAGGAATATGTAGTTCTTGCAAACCCATGTCAAAAAGACCTTGAGATACTTTTGTATCTGCCAACTCAAAAAAAGTTGTTTTATTGTTTCCTTTAAAAAACCTATCTGGGGATGTACACATATCAAAAAGATCAAGCAATTGACTATTTTGATGGATTCTGGCAGTTACCTGGTCATTTTTATGCGGTTTTAAACCATAATGAAAACGACAGTAAAACTTGCTTTCTCCATTTGTTCCAGCAGAAATTGTGCCAGGTAAACCGCATCCATAAGCACCACAGGATAAAGGTTGACTTTCTTGGTTTGATTCTTCAGGGTTTGAAAATTTAACTAATTTGGATTTCATAGATATTTCCTTTCGATGATTTTTGTAAAGTTACTAGGTTTGATGACCCATTCCAAATCCGCTAAAAATGGTCTCCTATCCTTTGAATGTGTTTTCCCAGTTAAAAACTTTGAACTTTTAATAAATTGAAAAAAATCATTCCTAAACCATTCCAGGGCTTCTTCCGAGCTTTTGCATTCAAATTCAATAAACAATTCTCTCCAGCGTTGCTTTAAATGGGATTCCCTTGTTTTATTCCAAGAAATCACTCTTGGTAACTCTGGCAATGTTTGATGATAAATATCAATAATGGCTTGGTGGGGGCATGGTGGAATCTTTGAGTCCACGAATATATCTGTCTCTGTCTCTGTCTCTGTCTCTGTCTCTGTCTCTGTCTCTGTCTCTGTACTATCACTTTGATATCCTTCTGATATCAACTTGATATCATCTTGTTCCAACCAATGACCAAGACAAGATAAAATTCTTGTAACTTCTTGTTTTTTAAGCCTTAATCTAAAAGATAGAATATCTAATGATGGCAAATATCCATCATATTCACTTGCGATGAGCCATAAATTAATTAAATTTTTAGAAGATACTGGATCAAGTTCAAACCACTCTAAATCATCAAGCAAATCTCTATAAAGTTTTACCCAAGGTGGTCTACGATCCTTGAAATGTTGAAATTTATTCCAATTTTTAATTTTGTATGTCATTGGATTGCCTTTCTAATTTCATCTGCTTGTGAAATTAGTTTGTTGGCATTTTTAATGACTGATCGAAATTGACCTATGGTCAAGCAAACTATTTGTTCTTTGGTATTTTCAAGATCACCTGCACATCTAAAACAAATAAATCCTGTTTCATTGGCATAGACCTCAATTTTGTCTTGAGGGGGAAATTCAAGCATTTTTTCCTTTTTTCCGAAAAAGTTTATTAGCACCAGCTATAGCTACCTAAATCCATTTAGGCAGTCTTAAAAGTTTACAGTAAATTTTTAATCTATGACAGATATTTTTATCAGGGTTTTCCCACCCTTTAAAATGCCACCTTCATAGATGTGTATTTCTTTAAATTGACTATCATCATTGGCTAGACCAGCCTGGACAAGCGAATCCAGTAAAGGTTTGCAGCGATTATCTAAATCTTGAATTCTTTTATCTTTCCAAAATAATGTGATGTCAATGGATAATTTTTGATTGCCAAAATTAATTTTTTGCTGGTTCACTATATGAGCCACTTGCTGCTTAAACTCCCTGGCTGATAATGTTAAAAATCGTCTATGACCAGAGAATCCCCAATAGCTATTTATGGTGGGTGGAAGCGGTAGTTCCAAGGTAATTTCAGTCATGTGGCATTTTTACACAAAAGTTGTTGCAATTGTAATAGTTGTGTGTAATACTTCTTATATCAACTCACGAAAGGTAGATAAATATGTACAACAATAATCGGTATTACGAACCAGAAGATGATGATTCAGACAAGATCAATGATCGAGTTGCTGAACTCATGGAAGATGAATACAGCATAAAAAAGTATTCAAATTTCTCAGAAGGCATTTCAGAAGCCAAAAAAGAAGATCAAGCAATTATTGAGGAAATGTTATCAAAACCTCATGTGGATATTGATTTTGAGGCTTTTGGTAGGAAATTGTGGTCAATGGCTTATGACTACATGGAGCAGTATGCAATTAGTCATGCAGAAGAAAATTTATCAAGCGGTTATTTAGATTAATCATCCAGAAAGGTAATAAACATGAGTACTATTTACAAAAAATTAAATCAAGCTAGAAAAGAATTTCATCTTTTAAAGTTAAAAAAATCGGGTCGCAATGATTTTGCCAAGTACAACTATTTTGAACTTGCCGACTTTTTGATTCCAGCTTTAGGAGTATTTGAAAACAATGGTCTTTGTGGCATTGTTAGTTTTAATGTTGAACAAGCAAAAATGGCTATTGTTGACATTGATTCAGGTGACAAAATAGAAATTGAAAGTCCAATGGGATCAGCCAACTTAAAAGGCTGTCATGAGGTACAAAACATTGGCGCAGTTGAGACTTATCAGCGCAGATACCTTTGGATGGCAGCCCTGGAGATTGTTGAGCATGATGCCATTGATTCCACTACAGGCGCAGAGCCACCCAGTATTGACCCCTATATCAACAAAATTATGTCTGCTTTAAGCGAAGATGCTTTAAAAAAAATCTACATTGCTGCGGTCAAAACTTTAGGCGAATTGCCAGAGTTGGTCAAAGCCAAAGACATTCGCAAAGCTGAATTGCTTGGAGCACAATCATGAAAGCATTTCCAAGACCAAATACAGTACATCCTGATGACTTAGGCATGGACTTGCGAGATTACTTTGCGGGTAAAGCTATGCAAGCATTAATCGCATATTATGGCGCATACAATGAAGCTGGAAATTATGGGCAAGATTACAAAACTCCAAATATAGATGAAGTTTCAAACTATGCCTATTCACAAGCTGATGCAATGATGGAAGCGAGAAAATCATGATTATTCAAGATGCTATCCATGTAGAGCAGGGTACAGATGAATGGAAAAAGATTCGCCTGGGGTATGTATCAGCTTCCAACTTAGATGCTGTTATGGCTAAAGGTAAAGGTGGTGCTGAGTCTGTCACCAGGGAAAAGTACAAAACTCGCCTGGCAATTGAAAGACTTACTGGTGAAATTGGTGAGTCTTATTCAAATCCAAGCATGGAATGGGGTGTGGAGACAGAAGAAAAAGCTGCTATGGCTTATGAGGTTTCATGTGAAACATTATTAGACAAGACAGGTTTTTGGAAACACTCTAGCATTCCTTGGGTTGGCTGCTCTCCAGATCGGATCGCAACTCCCAATGGCGGTGTGGAAATCAAATGCCCTGATAGTCATACTCATGTTAAATATTGGCGAAACAAGATTGTGCCTACTGAGTATGTCAAACAAGTACAAGGGCAAATCTGGGTAATGGATTGGGAATGGTGCGATTTTGTCTCTTACGATCCCAGAATGCCTGAAAAGAGTCGCTTATTGATTGTTCGAGCCTACAGGGATGAGCAATTGATTAAGTTGATGGAGCAAGAGGTAAAGCAGTTTTTGGAAGAAGTTGAACAATTAATCATCGAGTTAGGATAAATCATGAAATCAAATGCAGAAAATATCAATTGGCAAAAAAAAGCAAAAATGCTTGAACAACACAATGACAGTCTTAGTGCTTCAATTCAAAGATATGAACAAAAAATTGAAGAATTAAAGCATCACATATCTGTTTTAGATGAATTACAAGCAAGTTTAAGAATAGAAAATAAACAAATAGTAGGTCTTAAAAACAAAATTTCTAGCTATAGAAAACTTATTCAATTCATTATTGGTGTTGAAAATGGTGATGTATTAACAAGCGAGGTTAAATAATCATGGCATCAGTAAATAAAGTAATTATTGTGGGCAATTTAGGAAAAGACCCAGAACAAAGGTCTTTTCCAGATGGCAGCCCAGTAACCAATATTTCAGTTGCTTGTACAGAGAAATACAAAGATAAGCAGGGTGAGCAGAAAGAAGTAACTGAATGGGTCAATGTAGTCTTTTTTGGAAAGCTGGCTGAAATCGCTGGTGACTACCTAAAAAAAGGCAGTTCAGTCTATGTTGAAGGCAAACTTAAGACTGAGAAGTATACCGACAAGAATACTGGTGTCGAGAAGTACTCTACAAAGGTCATAGGAAGCACAATGCAGATGTTAGGGGGTAAGCCTTCAGAAGATTCAAAACCTTCTCAAAGCCCTCAAAAGGGTGTTAATTTAACCAATTTAGATGAAGATATTCCTTTTTAAGCTAAAATGATCTTGGAGTCCCTATTTCTGGGAGTGGTACACCCAAAAATTACCTTCTGGTGCAATGCCAGACCTTTCGTGAGGGATAGGGACTCCACCCTATGCAAAAAAGCAACAAGTAAAAATAATACTTGCGCCTATAATACATCTATGTAATACTTCTTATGTAGTTTGATTATTCACGAAAGGAAATCAAAATGAGTCAAGTAAATCAGATGTATGGTTGCAATCCAGATGCTTTTTTATCAAGCGTCAAAGAATCTCTTAGTTACAAATTTTCTGGTGCTCTTATGTGCGCTGCCAGCATTATGAGTGATGCCCAGGAAGAAATTGCTGTTGGCATGGATGAAAGAGCCAGGCAGTCTTTGAATCGAGCAAAGTTAATTATTTTTGAAGTAATGGAAGGTAATTTAGTTGGTTCAATTCCAAGGGGAGATTAATATGTTTTATGACAGTTGGAATATCCCTTTGTGGGTCGAAGCCCTTGGTGTTTTAGTTTTTGGCATTATTTTTGGTTGTATGTTTGCTTTATCAATTTAAAGGAAAATCATGAGAACACCTTATATATGGACAGCATCTGGTACTGACATTGCTTTGCGCTGGAAAAATCAATATGGTTGGATACCGCCATCTGAACTCCAAGAGTACAAAGATAAATGGAAGTATTATCAAAATTTGCCATTAAGAAATTTGGATGACCATGCCAAAGAACTCTATGAGCAAGCATTAAAACAAGCGAAAGTAGCGAGAATTAAATGAGCAATGATGAAGCCATGTATTTTGCTTTGGTGGTAATTACTGGCTTTATTTTTGTAATATTCATTCACTTTAAGGACAGATAAAATGAACACAGAAATTAGTCAACAGATCATTGATCTTAAAAAATTAACCAACCGATTAGAAATGTTAAATGCAAATCCTGAAATTCAAGGTAGAAAACAGTTGTATGACACCGCTATTGAAATGGATGTAGTGATTCAAAACATTATTTTTAATACTGCCAATTATGCAGAATAGCTGGGCAGATAAGGTAGCTATTTCAGCTATAGCTATTGCAGCAGTCATTATAATTTCCGCTATCAGGTTGGCAATTAAACTAGGGGGTATATGATGACTACTTTTACTTTAGAAGATCGTATTTCTGCTATGAATGAGCCAGTTGTTATTGTCGATAGTGGTGCTAGTGTTATGGATAAAGAAGATACCGAATCCATGCTTAGATACCAATTACAAGTTATGCAAGCTAAAATTCAGAGACTTAGAAAAAAGTTAATGGAAGCTGGAATCCATGATTAAATTTTTGCCAATCCTTTTGCTATCTGGGTGCTCTTTGATGATTGGCAGCTTTGATCCTGTGGAATATAGCTATGTCAACCGCATTCGCACCCAGGCTCAATTGGCTGATTGTTCAAAATTAAATGTATACATCATGTATACACAGACCTTAGAACTGAAAAACTATAGCCAATATCTTCCAGACAATGACCAAGAAATTGTTTTGGTAAATGACTTGTACAAGTTAGTAGATGGGCTATATAAGATTGACAATCCAAGCCCAGCTTATTGCAAAGCAAAGATGAATATAATTGAATCTAGTGCAGAATCAATTCAACAAGTTACTGGAAATAAGCCAAGATGAATATTCAAGAATTAGCTGGTGAAGCCAAAGGATATAAAGCCCAATTTGATTCTGGTCTTATTACAGATAAAGAATTTAAAGATTTAATTGATAGTCTTGGTATTGCTCAAAAAATTAGCGATAATGCAGATCAATTTGCACAAAATGAAGAAGTCAGAGCCTATTTAATGCAGTTGGTACAGCTTGCAGGACTTATCTCAAGCCTTTAATTTTTTTGAGGTTTTCTTCCATTTCCCAATCTTCTCGACATTCCTGACTACAAAATCTGCCCTCTGGAATGGTGTCATTGCAATATAAACAATGACCACTAAAAGTATTCTTTTTTTGATCTCGGATATTTTTAATTGCTAGATTTCTATGTAATTCTTCCATATCCGAGGCATCATCAAAGTAATCAGCACTCATGCAAGGTTGGACAAGAATTCCGCAGTCTCAGCTTGTCTGCGCCTTAAAAGACCAGCCAAATGCTTACCAGCAGCCATATCCCATTTATCAAACTCTTGGGCTGCGCCTTCCATGTCTCCCTCATTAATTTTCTTTAATAAAGTAGAGCCATTGAAATTACCTGCTCCACAATTGAATACAAAGTCCACCAGGGCATCAAATTCGCCTTGGGTCATATCGGTAGTTACTTTTGCATTGACATCAGCAGCAGCCTTCTGGACATCTTTCATAAGCAATTCTTCAGCTTGTTCTTGAGTAATAGTTAAGCCTGGATAAACATCGCTGCCAGTATGTCCATAACCAATAGTCCAAGGATCACCACCAGTAGCAGGATCAGGATAAGCAGTAAGTCTGCATCCTTCAAATTGCTCAGTAAGGTGAGCACCATCTTTAGAATATTCCATCATTTATCAGCCTTAGTATCCATCTTATCCAGAATACGATTAAACATATTCTTTATATCTGTTATATCGGCACGATAATCTTCCTTTAGCACCATTTCTTTTGCTAAATCTTTTTGCATATTGTCTTGTGCTTCTTTTAATGCTTTAATTTCATCCCAGATCACTTTAAGTATCCACATAGCTATAGAGCCAATAACAGAAGCTCCAAGGTTAAAAATTTGCTGAGTATCCATTATTTCACCATTAAAGCATTATATTTGTTAATGACATCATTTCTTTCTAATTCGGTATTGGCGCATTGTTTTGCAAATCCGATAAGAACTTCAGCATCTGGTTCAAGTAATCTGAGTCCTTTACTTGATATTGAAGGGGTGGTGGGTTCATTTCCTTGGGTGGCAGATTGTTGGCGCAACCCCCTAAGTTCAGCAATAGCAGCATCATAGCGGTTTTGAAGTTCATCTTTGTCCTTTTGGGTTTTTTGACTAATAGTAGCCTGGTCATTTACTACCTGAGTTTCATGCTCAACCGCTTGTCTAATCTGGTCATTAACCTGCTCTAAATAGTTTGATTCATCAATTTTATGGGTAATGTATGCACTTCCCAAAGAAATACATAGAAAAATGGCAATTTTTATATAGGTTGAAATAAACATTATTCAGTTTTTTGGGTGGCAGCTTTAGCACCAATCATTATTCCAGACCCACCAAGCGTAGTAGCCAATCCCAAACCCAGCTTATCAAAATCAATATCGCCACCATGCCAAACATGAATAAAGCAAATAGCAAGAAAACCAAATACACAAGCAAAAGAGCAAACTCTTGCAGCGCAGTAAGTAGTATTGTCATCTTCAGTCAAAATGTCTTTTAAAAGTTTCATTTTTTAGTGGTAATAGTATCTGAACCTTTGGTAACAGTAACTTTATCGCCATCGACTGTAACTGACATAGGGGGTTCTTTGTCGGCTAAATGGTCAAGTCTTTCAATAAGTTGCTGAATAACTTGAAATTCTGGTTTTTCTTCTTTTTCAGTAGTTCCAGAAACTGCATTCATCATATTTATAATAGCCATGATTGCACCACCAGCCATACCAATAACCGCAGCAATTTTAGCGGTATCTAAAAAAATACTAGCTGCAACAGAAATAACAATAATAGCGGTAATATAAGCAAGACCATGTTTACCAATAGATCGACCAGCTACTTCTTTGGCTGAATCAAAAGAAAATTGATTTTCTTCTTGCATATTATTTTTTTTTGGAAACAATCTTTTTTGTAGCTACCTTTTTAACAATTTTTTTAGTTGCTGGCTTTCGAGTAATTGCTTTTTTGACTGTGGGTTTTTTCTTAGAAATTGGAAATTCTGGTACTGAAAGATTAATTGTGTAATTAGTTTCAGGCTTTGCAGATTTTCTTTGAAGTAACGCACAAATAGTTTTAAACATTATTTGTCTGCCTTTTTTTCAAGTTTATCGAAGATTTTTCCTAATACATCATCAATTCTATCAAGTCTGGCATTAATATCTTCTTTTTTTACATAAGAATTGGGAAGCATTACCTCAATATTTTTTAAATCTTTAGCTAATTGCCCCTGGGATTTACTTAAATTATCTTGACTTTTAGCGATGCTATTAGTCCAATAACCAATAAAACCGCTAGTTATAAAATAAAGCAAAGTCAATCCACCGAAGATCGCTTCCCAAGACATTTTTATTGAACTGTAGAAGTTGCTGGATCAGCAGCAGGAGCATCTACAGGAGCATCTACAGTAGCAGGAGCATCTGTAGAGGCAACTTGAGCAGCTTGAGCAGCTTGAATTTGAGGGGCAGCTTGGGCTTTCAATGGATCAATTAAATGAGCCACTTCTTCATAAGGCTTTTTAATTAAATGTTGAAAAATAGCTTCTACAAGTTCTTGAGAAAGGTTAATTAAGTTCATTTTTGTCCTTTAAAGTTTAGGGATTATTCCCATGTAATAGTATATATTAAGCTGCTTGTGTTGCCCAAGGAAGTGGTGTGTTAGCTGGGCTTACTGGTGGGTTTACGATTGAAGCAATTTGACCGTCAATGTTGGCATAATAATTAGCCAAATTGTCAGTAGCTTCGTTAATCCAGCCAATCACTTCTGCTTGGGTAAGCTGGTCGTAAGGGATAAAGTCTGGCTGGTTTTGTTCTGGGGTAAAGCTGATGTTGCCACCAATTTCGGCTGTATGAGTACCGTCTGTACCTGATACCGTAAACAGGACATTAACTACATAGCCTGTTGGGTTAGGTACTGTGTACATCGAGTTGATGGTTGTTGTGTATTGGATTGCCATTTTATGCTCCTAGTTTAGCTTTGAGTGCAGTTACTTCTGCGGATAGTTCTTTTACTGCGTTAATTAAATGCCATGTAATATTTGTAGTATCTACAGACATTACGCCAGTAGATTCTGTTTTTACGCAGTCAGGTAATACTAAAGCAAGCTCTTGGGCGATTGCGCCAAGTTGAACGCCTTTAATGTCAATAGCTTGATTTTGTGGCAAATCGGTTACTTCATCTGCGGTGCGGTATTCAAAGTTTCTTACTTGAATTTTGTTGATGGCATCAAGACCTACTGTGTTATCAACAATATTCTTTTTAAGTCTTTGGTCAGATGTAATAGACCATGAAGCAGAGTTATTGCCTTGATAAGTTCCACCGCCACCAGCATAAATAAATCCAGTATTACTGCCTTTTCCAGTAGCAGAACCAATAACAATTTCTGATGTAGCTGAAACAGAACCAGCAACAGGAGAATTTCCTATGTAAACACCATTAGTACCTGTTGTTAAATTAGTTGCAGCATTGTTGCCTATAATTGTATTTCCTGTTCCAGAAGTTACTCCAGAACCCGCAATATAACCTATTAATGTATTACTAGCTCCAGTAACAGCATACCCAGCTTGATAACCTACTGCGGTGTTATTGGAAGCGGTGGTGTTAAATCTTAATGCTAATTCACCAATAGCTGTGTTGTAATTTCCAGTTGTTGTCGCATATCCTGCAAAGTATCCAACACCTGTATTTGATGTACCAGTTGTGTTAGCACCTAATGCAGCATAACCAATAGCAGTTAATTGACCTGTTGTATTTGCATAAGCAGCCTGTGTTCCTACGGCAGTTAAATATGCACCAGTAGTATTATTATACCCAGCTTGATAACCTACTGCTGTGTTATTAGATGCTGTAGTGTTAGCTTGAAGTGCTTGATAACCAAGACCTGTATTAGAACTTCCACTTGTATTTGCACCTAAAGCTAATGTTCCAAAAGCAGCATTGCTTGAACCTGTATTATTTGCTGGAGTGCCTGAACCTTGAAATGATTGATAACCAACAGCAGTATTATATCCACCGCTTTGTTGATTTGTGCCAGCTTGGAAACCAATATAACTACTACCATTTGCTGTATTTTGATAACCAGCAAAATAACCTATTGCTATAATTCCTAATCCTGAAATATTAGAATAACCAGATTGATAACCACCAAAAAAGTTATTTGTACCTGTAGTACTACTATAACCAGCCTGATATCCTACTGCTGTGTTGTTAGATGCTGTGGTGTTTGAATAAAGTGCTTGTAAACCAAAGGCAGAATTTTGTGAACCTGTAGTATTTGAGAAAAGCCCATTATGCCCAAACGCAGAATTTTGCGTACCAGTGGTATTAGTTACCATTGTATTTGCACCAAACGCATTATTTTGCGTAGCAGTATTATT